CAAGGGAAGGATCAAGAAAACCATAGGAGGATTTGCAAGGCGCTCAACAAACGTCTCAGGCTGGCATCATACGGTAGTAGCCGAAGGTGGCACATATGAGATTAGTGGCCCATCGGCTACATTGCAGGTGGCAACAATCCCCCCTTGATAGCATCCACCCCGCACCAACAGGAGAGAACATACTCTCTTGTGGAGCAGGATGGCTCTACAAGGACCTCAGGAGACGCTAAAGGGGTGTGAAGTTTCGGTCGTCAATGTCTGCCCCGAGTTAGGTTGCCGATCCGTCGAGACGGACCCGGCCAATGGTGGCGACATCGGCGGCGGCGACGGTGAAGACGCCGATCCGCTTATTGGACCCGGTGTCGTCATCGGTCGTCACGTTGCCCGCCGTCGCGTCGAAGTAGACAATTGCTCCCGCCGTCACCGCGAGGGGAGCGGCCTTCGGCAGATCGAAGACCCCGGTCACGGCAAGCTCGACATCCTCGCCCGCCGCCTGTGTGGTGGCCGCGATGCCGAAGAGGTTGCCGATCAGGACGGGATCGCCCGAAGAGACGCCACCTTCCGGCGTGACCGCCGTCAGGACGTTGCCCGGCTGCACAAAGTTTTTCATGGTCAGAACCCTTTCGAGTTTGAAAGTTTGATGGTGTGGACCCGCTGGCCCCGAAGCCCGGCGAGCCGCCGCTCGATGTCTGCAATGGCGGCGGCGAGTTCGTCGTCGGACTTGTATTCGACCGAGCGGGAAGACCCGTTGCCGGATGCAAACTCGACCCGGCGCACGCCCGAGGCGCGCGCCTTGCGGAGCCGTTCAAGCTGAGCTTCGAGTTCAACGAGGGAGGTCATGGATTAGCCCGCGTTCCGATACCAAGAGAGCCAGCCGACGAAGCCCGCCCCGGCATCGAGGCGGACGCGGAATTCGACCCCGGCGATATTCCAGCCGTTCTGACTTTCGACTTGCGGGCCTTCCCTGCCTTCGAGGTAGCCGAATTCGAGATCGCCCATCCTGTCGTCAACCAGATACCAAGCCGTTGCCGAGGCGAGCCGAGGCTCGATGATCGGGGTGAGCTTGCCGGACCAGACATTGACCTCCGCCGTCGTCGTCGGATTGATCGACGCCAGCAGCTTCTCGACGGTCGTCTCCAGATCGGACGGGATCAGGATGAACTTCGGAGCGACCCCGACAAACTGGCCGCTGCTGTCCTTCTGCTTCCGCATGGCGAGGCGGGCGGCGCTGAGCCGGGTTTCATCCGGAGCGCCAGCCGAGGCGGCGAGGTTCGAGTGATCGGCATGGAACAACCTTTTGCTGTCGCTCATGACCGGACCCGCCCCGCTGCCCTGCACCAGAAGATCGACAAGCATCTGAGCTTCGGTGTTCGCTGCCGCGACGCCCATCATGGCGGGAACGTCGCCGAGGAAAGAAATGTCATCGTTGATGATGACCTCTTCCGTCACCGCGAACATCTTCGCGAAGCGCGTGATCTTGTAGCTCTCCGCGCTCTCGCGGATCGTGCCGCGCTTGACCTCGCCGTGTTCCCCGATCTTTTCGAGGCGTTCAAGCTGGCTCTTCTGAACCCGCGTCCTCGGGCGAAGATCGGGAAGCGTGACCTTCCGGGCAAGCTGCTTCAAGGCCGAGGGAACCGCCTCATAGCTTGACCTCATCGAGCGGCCCACCGCGTCGCCAAGGGCGAGCGGGAAATCGCTTGTGGTGTGCATCGCCCGCTGGATGATCGTCGCGGAGCCGAGGCCCGTCACGGTCTGCCCGGAGGCCCTGACCGCTTCCCTCGCCATTTCCGGCAGGGTCAGGCCCACAAAGGACCGAGCGGCTTCCGAAGGCTTGAAGGCCGGATCGACGCGGAGGCTGATCGCTTCGCCCATGAGCCGCCCGCGAAACTCCGGATTGTCCGTCGTCTGGCGATTGTGCGGCGTGCCGCTGATCGAGCGGGCGCGCTGTCCGCGCTCTTCCATTGCAGAGAAGGCGGCGGCGCGGGCGTCCTCGACGCTTGCGCCCCTGTCGATCTGCTCATCCGCCCATGCGCGGTCAAGGCCCGCGATCTCGGCAGTCGAGCGGATGATTGCGTTGACGGCGGCCCGGTTCGCGGGTTCTGCCTGACGTTCGCGCGGCTCTGCCGCTGTCGTGTTCTCGGTCATCTCTTGATGTCCTCTTGTTGATGCGTTCAAGTCTGCCGGGAGCGCCACAATCGACACCTCCCGAAGTTCAATCAGAAACTCGACAACCCGCTCGTCGCCCTCGCGGTATTCGCGATGCGCCGTGCGGAGGTATCCCATCGAGACGAAGGCCCCGATATCGTTGCTCAAGTTGTCCGCTATCAGCTTCGCCGTCGGATGCGACTTCGAGAGCTTGAGCGTTGCAACGATCCTGTCGCCCTCGATGCAGAAGTCTTCGGCCTGACCGAGGCCAACTGAGGCCCCGTCCCGTTGATGATTGAGCAGGAGCGGAACGGGCTTCGCCGGAAGCCGCCCCTTCTGATCCTTCGGATTGATCCGCTCGATCATCGCCCCCTTTTCGTCATAGCCGCGCACATCGGCCCCGGCGCAAATGACCGCCTGAACCGTGTAGCTCTCCGGGTCCCATGACGACGTTGCGGCGGGAGAGCGTCGCGTGAAGATGTTATCCATTCGGCGGCTCCTTCTCCGTCGCGGGCTTCGCATTGAAGGTCAGGCCGAGCGCCTTCTCCCGGTCATGGTCCGAGGCGATCTCCGCGTCCAGTGCCTCGACATCGAGGCCGCGCGATGCGACGGCTTCGCGGCGGCTCATCAACCCGGCATTGATGGCGGCGATCTCCGCTTCGGCGTCCTTCTGAGGATCGACCCACTCGCGGCGCGGCGTGACCCATTTGACGGTCATCAGTTCGTTGAGGGACTGGCCGGGACGCCCCAGGCGTCCCGCCAAGTTCTCCGTCAGCACCCAACGCCCGAAGACGCGGCGGAGGAATTGATAGACGACAATCCCATATTGAACCGCTTCGACCCGCTTGCGGAACTCGATCAAGCCGCTCCGGATGCTGGAATAGTTCACCTGACTGAGGTCGCCGGACAGAAGCTCGAAGGGCAGACCGAGGCCCGCCGCGATCTCGCGATGCGTCATCCGCATGAACTCATTCGCTTCGGCTCCGATCTCGGGCGGATCGGAAAACGTGATCGACTTCCCGGCGTCGAGAATTTTGAGCGTTCCCGGTTCCAAGCCGCCGATCAGCGTTCCGTCGATTGCCTGTTCGCCATCGGCGGCGAAGCCCGCTGCCGCCGTGCCGTCGCCGCTTGCATCGGTGACGAAGCCCGTCAGCAACGCGCCGATCTTCTGCCTCATCAATTGCGCGTCCTGCGCCTCATCGAGGTCGCGCATCCGGGTCAGGCATGGCGCGAACCAGCTTACGCCGCGCACCATGAACGGATGATCCAGCCTCATCATGTGGCAAACGTCCGCCGTGTCGATCCTGACCGAGGGCGTCGAGATGCCGAGGTTGAGCGGTTGCGGATGGATGTAATAGGCGACGGGCCTTCCGTCAGCATCAAGCTCGATCCCTTGGACAATCCGGCGTCCGCCTCCGAGTTCCCGAGACTGACCGCTGTCAAGCTGTTCGGCGTCAACGATCTTGAGGCGAAGTCCGTCCGGCGTATTAATCATCAGGACAAAGCATTCGCCGTCAATCATCATGCGATGCACCGCGAGGGCTTGCAATGCGTAGAGGTCCATCCGGCCCGTTATGTCCGCGCGCTCGCCCCATGCCTCGAAGCCCGTGCTGATCGTCGCCCGAAGCTTCGGAGACTTGGCGAGGCTTTGCGCCTTGATGCCGCTTGCGATGACGTTGCTGACCCATGCGGCGACGGCGGCGCGGGCGATGGGCGAGTTGTTTTCGAGATAGCGGGCTTGCGCGGCAATGGAGCCGCGCGCGTTGAGAGCCGCACTCGGAAGGCTGTTCATCCGCCCCGAACCGCGATTGCGGCGGCTTGCGCTTGCAGCGTCGAAGCTCCGGACCGACGCGCCCGATCCGAGAACCCGCCGCGCGATCCGTGTGAGCGTCCCGATCATTCACCGCCCCTCATGATGCGGATGTTGCGGTCAACGTCGATGAGGGTTCGGGTCAGGTTGATGACCCACGAGGCCCGGATGCCAGCGAAGCCATGCCGCCAGAATGCGCCTTCCGGAATGATCTGTGCGCGGAGCGTTTCGGAGAAGTCCTCCGCCACGATCAGGAACGGCTCTCCGAGATCGCGATGGCACAAGGCCGGATGGATCGCTTGCGGCTCGATGCACGCGGCGAAGCGAAGCTCTTCGCGCATGGACATGCGCTCGGCGGCGGTCAGCTTCGGAAGCCCCCGATGCTCGCGGATGGCGTCTTCGGTTTCGAGAGCATCGAACCACACCATTCTCTCGATTGCCCGGCACGCGTCGGCACCGCGACGGGTCAGGTTGATGAGGTCGAGGGCGAAGCTGATCAGGTAGAGGTCAGCGAGGCAGAACTTGCGGGCGTTGAACGGCCCCGGCTGCTCACTGGCGAGGATCAACCCGCGAGCATAGATGATCAGATTGAGGTCAGCCGCCATAAGCTGGAAGACCTCGCAAACCTCGCTGTGTGTGAATGTCGTTTTCATTTGCGCTAGGATTAAATGTTACGGGCAAAGGAGCGCCTATAACACGATCCTGTCAACAGTGTTTTCGTCTGCTCACGGACGATCAGTCGCAACACGCACGCCCTCGCACGCTCACATTCTCCGATGAACGCTAAAATAATTTCGGAAGCGTCCGACTTGTGGCGTCGGATGGGTCCGCGCTCGATGTTGGATATACCAGCGCTGCAGCCATATGGCTCTTTGATGATCGCCAGAACGGATCAGCAAGAAGCTAAAAAAAGGACCAAGCTTTGGCTTGGTCCTTGACCCGCAACCAGCGAGTACGTCGATTAGAAGCGTAATTTCGCCGTCGCACGCACGACACTAAACTGGTAGT